CCCCCCCCTGAAACAGCCCGGTGGCCCACTAGAGCGCCGGGCTGCTTTGGCGCACCTTGACACCCCACCCTCTCGTTGTGTATAGTGAGGGTGTAGGGCGGGACAGAACGAGCGAGGGAGCTGAAATGATCGAGATCACGAACGAGATGCGCGAGCGGTTGGACGCCCCGATCGACACCAAGGGCAATCCTCAGTATGACGTGCCCGCCGGTGTCAAAGAGCAGGACGCGAAGCTGTGCGCCGAGGATGACGCGCGCCGCACCGCCCCTGCGATCCATCACGTGGGCAATAAGCGGGCGCGCCGGACTCGTTGCTCGCGCCTAGTTGGTTCGCTCGGCATCAAGCCTGAGCACACCACCATGAAGCGCGCCGAGGTCACTTGCCCCCAGTGCAGGAAGCCTAATGCGGACGCGATTTCGTCTGGTGAGTTTGTGGACGTAAAAGAGGTCCAGCCCGGGGATCGGGTAATTGTTCCGGTCAGCAGCACCCCCTTCACCGTTCAGACCGTTGATCACGTAGAGCACCACCCGGCCGGCAACGCGACTCTGTTCACTCGCTCGCGGCGCGTTCACTATGTGACCCTAGGCGGGTGCGAGATTTACAGGCTGGACCACTCCGGCTGGTACCATCGGCGAGTTTCCACCCAGGCGAAGTCACTCAAACCCGGAATAGTCATTGTGCTTCACAATGTCCCGGTGCGAATTACGAAAGTTCAGTTTAATTGCTATAGCGGGAAGGCGAACGTGACCATCGAGTGTAACAACGGGCGCACTTACGATGCCCTGCCCGATGTCCTTACGACCGTAGTGCGTGGTGCCAAATGAGGTTTCGCGAAGTCCTGCTAATACGCGCGCCGAGGCGGACACGATAGAGTGCCCTGGATTCCTATACAGGATCCAGGGCGCTCTGCTATAGTGCACGAGCAGGCACAACAGGAGGAGTACCGATGGTCAAAGCACCGGACTTCGCGGAGGGTAAGCCTTACCCAAGCGCGGGTGAATTGATCGGTCCCGCATGGGCAGCGATCTGGCAGTTCCTCAAGGTCCACACTGATGAATGGCACGCAGGCACGGAGATTATTTTCCGTCTAGGTGACAAGATTCCGTGCAACCGGCGCACTGCGCTCGGGTTGCTCTACAACGCTGCGAACGCTGGCATCCTGGACGCGCAGACGCGGGCGGGCGGTACACCGAAGCGTCACCGTGTTGAGTACAAGATCAGTAGCAAGTACATGGATTGGGAGCCCAAATGACTACCGCGCACATTGCCACGGAGGCTAAAGCGAGACGCTGTAAGGAATGCAAGCCCGAGGACATTCGTCACGCACCGCACCCCGGACCACGGTGCGGGGAGCACCACAGCGGCAAGCTCAAGAAAGATAAGGCTGTCGCCTTTTGGGCGAATATTCTCCGTCGGTACAATCTTACCGAAGAGGAGTGGCGAGCATTGTATGCCGCACAGGGTGGGCGGTGTGCGATTTGCCAAAAGGTTAAGCACCCCGGAAAACTCGGCGTAGACCACAATCACCTGACTGGCGAAGTCCGCGGTCTACTGTGCGTGACTGGGGATAAGTCGTGTAACCGGATTCTGGGGTGGCTGGACGCGGCAGCGCTTGCGCGCGCGCTCGGCTACGCTAACAATCCGCCCGCGCGTCAGGTTTTGGGTAACACAATCGGGAAGGTGCCAAGTGACAAGCGCCGCGGCTGAACTTCCGGATTTCAACACTCCAGAGTATTGGGCGCACATTAGGCGTGGCCGGAATGCAGAGAAGGAAGAGCTTTTCGCGCCCCCCCCTCCGAGTCGAACGACACGTGACCCATGGCCCGATGGGGTACCCATGCCTGTCATGCTGGTGAGGTTTGGCACGCTGGCAAATGCGCACGGCTGGCAAGTGCGTTACGGGTATGCGATTGCTCGTGTGCGCTCGCGGCGTAAAGTGGGGGATGGGCTTCAACCGTACGAATATGATCGACACACGGTCGTTTGTGGTGTTCGGCGCGCCCTGTGCACCATGCACGTATCGTGGTGGTCGGATGGCGGAAATAAGCCATGGAGAGTCAATGAGGGGTACGTTGGTCAGCTTAGTGCAACTACCCTCCCCGTATTCCTTAGCAATACAGTGATCAAGGAGTTCTTGATTTCGACAGAGCAAGAGATACGGAACCGCATCTTGGTGGAGTCAGCTAGGCGCCGTGCAAAGCTGGCAGGGCAGCGCGCAAGCGCGCAGGCGCGCACCCCGAAGAAGAAAGAGAGGGCGGTTAACTAATGTGCCAGACTTGCGAGCGGGGTTACTTGGTGCTTATCCGCATGGCCACTAGTCCGGAAGTTGAGGGACGAGTGCATGGGGTTGTGTCAGTCTTCGGGGCGCGCGACCTTGAGACAGAGGAAGAGAAAGAGGTCATGAGGGTTGCCAGCGCGTTCCTGACGTCAGAGATTGATGGCCATGACATGGCCGTGACCCCTGACGGGCACATTGTCCACCGAGCAAATAGTGAGTAGTATGCAAGAGGGTGATTGACTCCCTCCCTCGGGGTGTCTCCGGTGGATCGCGCATACAGCGAGCGCGGTACCGGAGACACCCCTCTTCTATGTCCAGGGGGGGGTTGCATGCCGGTGTCGATGTGCTATAGTGAAGGTGCAAGGCAGGGAGTCAAGCCATAGGGGGTTGACATGGCACAGCAGGGCGCGGCAGTAGCCTTGATCATGGATGGCCTGGACGAGCTTGCTCGGATTGCTGAGAAGAACGCCGAGAGGAACGAACGTGCCTCGATTACGTCCATTGTTGCAGTCATTCGTGAACAGCTCACCATCATGAACGTTGTCATGGGCGAGACCGTGCGCTCGAATCATGCACTCACTCAGCGGATGATAGTGTATCGCATCGGACTTGATGGAGTCCTGAACTTTGTGGCGTACACCAAGGGCGCCTTTGCCGTACCGAGCGGTAAGGCAGTTGCGGAGGAGATCGAGAAGCAGATCAAGGTGCTCCGTCAGTGCGAGCAGGGCAACAAGCAATGAGCATCGAATTTTGGGGTGGGGTTGTCCTGGGTACCTTGTTCGGCGGTTGTGCTGGTTACTGGACCGCCTACATTCTCTTTTATGCGAAGAACGGGAATGATTGTGACATCCGCTGAACCGCTTGCCCTAATGTTCGGTTGCATGGTGCCTGGTGGTGCACGTGGGTTTATCGCCTGGTTGATGGTCCCGGGGAAGGGGGTAAGTGCGGTGAAGATTGACATTGTTTGGCTTAAGGGGGTAGTCACATGAGAATGGAAATGCTCGCCGTCCCGGTAGTTGCACTTGTGATCGGGATTTGTGCCGCTGGACTTGCATGGTTCGGAGTAAAGTATGCCGGACTTATCAAGGGTGGGGATGACGTTAGAGCGCGCGCCGTGCGCAAGTTACGAGCTCAAGTGAACATGTTGCATGGGTGCATCGAGGCACAGCGCACAGAGATTGCCCGAATGAACAACGCAAACACGTCCAGCATGGCCCGCATTGGTGGATTACAGCGAGATGTCACAAACATGAAATACAACATGGATGCGATGGCAAGGAAGCTTGATGCTATCGACCGGGCGTCATCAACCTACTGACGGCCACCTCCCGCACTGATCTACGGCCCTACTGGCGAACCATACCAGTAGGGCCGTAGACTTATTTCCCAGCGGACACATTCTAGTGAATGCTGTCCATTAACGTTCATGTTGATGATCGGCACTTGCGCGTGCGTATGTGTCGGAGAGGAAAAGTCACCATGATGCACCCACATGCGCTCCGTGCCCGTCTTGCGGTTAATTCATTGCACCGGGCACTGTATTATCACTTGCCTGTCGCTAAACAGCTCATGGCGCACAGTCGACCTACCCCGGCAGACAATCACACTCGTCCTGGTCGCACGCTTACACCGCGCGCGATTGCGGCTCAAGGTGCACAGGTGGCCGAGGAACGCGCAGAGCGCGTCGAAACAATGCAGCGAGGCGGGAAGCCTGCCGGCACCGGGAAGGTTCCCGTCAGTTCAGCCCTGATTGAGGCGAGCATTGCCGGTCATGCGGCACTTGGTGGCGCCCAGTGGCTAACGGCTAGCACCATGCGCTTACATTCGCTACTTGCATGGTCTCGTGAGTGGATTGACTTCGCAAACGCGAACGTTGAGCAAGCCGCGAGGCTTTACATTTCCACCTGTCTTCCACTCATGAGCCCTGCGCAGGCATGGGACGTGTACGGGACTGTTGCGAGCGCCGATCGAGTAGCGCGCAAGGTGACACGCTCATGGGATGCTGACATGGTGCCGTTGGTCGGCATTGAGGCACCATGTTGCAAGCAACGGTCCCTTTTGCTATGGACGAGTGGGCCGAGTGCAACATGGAGTATCACGTGTGAGAACCGCTGTCTTTGCACGGGGGACCACCTAATGTGCAAGTGCGGTATGGAAATCCATGGCAAAGGTGCCGTGATCTGGGATGCGCAAGGATGGCGCGGTAAGCCCGAATCAATGAATCTGATTGATCACTCAGATGGGGCTGCGCGGCGCGCGACAGATTTCGTTACGCGTAACATTGAGCGGGTTGGCGCAGGACGGGCTGTCCGGAATCCAAACGGAATGTACACGCTAGATATGCGCGGAACGGGGATCGTACTGTGATCACGGTTGCGGGGCGAGACTGGGGAAGTGCGGAAGAAATCGCGGAACGTCTAGGAAGTGATATCACTATAGACTGTGTACGCGAGTGGGCTAAGTCCCGCAAGGGCAAGGAGCCGCGCGTGAGGTCCGTGAAACTACCCAATAGCGGACGCGTGTACTATCCGCTTGACGAGTGCATGAAAGCTGAGCGCGACACGCGGCGCGAGACGCGCGGGCGCCCCCGAAAGTTGACAGATCGCAAGCAGGCTGGCACCCTTTCCCCATCTAGTGCCAGCGCACCCACTGTGACCATGCCCGGGGGTGCCGCATGAGACCTGTTACCCTGGAAGATCTGGACGAAATCCAGCGCCTTCACGGCGAAGGGCACGGGTGTAATGAAATCGCGCGGCGCATGGGGCGCCCCGCCGGAACAATCAGCATCCATGCCGCACGCCTAGGGCTCGTGTTCGACAACTCCCGCACAATGAGGGCTACAAGTGCCCTAGTGGCCGACGCGGCACACAAGCGTGCGCGCCTACAGGTTGAACTACTAGAAGAGGCAGAGCGCATGCTGAACGACATGCGAGCGCCCACGCGAGTGTTCAACTTTGGGGGCAAGGACAACACATACGCTGAAGAGACGCACGAGGAACCGCCAAACGCGGATAAGCGCGCGCTAGCAAATGGAGTACAGGCGCTGATCCTCGCGTCTTCGCGGTTGGCCGAGCTCGATAAGGCTGCGGCGAATTCTGGACAAGAGTCCATGATTGACAACTTGTTTGAGGAACTTCGCGTCGTGCGCCGTTTGCGCGATGAGCCGGGGGCGGGTGACTGTGGGTCCGCTTGATACTGCCATCCGCGCGCTCTCGGACAAGCAAATTGCTTATGTGCTTGACTCGGACGCATTTGTCAACATTGCGGACGGATCGATTCGGGCAGGCAAGACGGCGAGCGGTCTACTTCGGTGGCTTAAGTTTGTGCGCAGTGCGCCCATAAACGGTGACCTAGTGGTCTGCGCGAAGACGTATGATACTGCGGTCCGGAACGTGTGGAATCCCCTTAAGAACTCAGGACTTTTCGGTCCACTCGCGAGCGCGTCTAGCTACACGCGCGGCGCACCCACGGGGAAAATCCTAGGTCGCACCATAGAAGTGATCACGTTCAATGATGAGAGGTCGGAGTCACGGCTTAGGGGTATGACGTGCGCAGGTGGCTACGTTGATGAGTGGTCGCTCATGCCCGAGAGCTTTCATGAGCAGTTGCTAGGACGCTGCTCATTGGATGGCGCTCAACTGTTCGGAAACACCAACCCGGACAACCCCCGGCATTGGCTCAAAAAGAACTACCTAGATGAGCTAGGGGAAGGGCAGCGGCACCACGGCGATTGGAAACGCTGGAAGTTCCTAATCGACGATAACCCGTCACTTAGCGAGAAGGTTAAGGCGCGCTACCGCAGACAGTACAAAGGACTGTGGTATCGGCGTATGATCCTAGGTGAGTGGTGCCTCGCCGAAGGTGCGGTGTATGAAGTTTTTGACTACGAACGCCACGTAGTGGAAGACCTTCCTGACATTGCCGAGTACGTGGCTATTGGGGTGGACTATGGAACAACCAATCCGTTCGCTGCGCTTGTCCTGGCAATTGGCCTTGACGGTTGCCTGTATTTTACGAATGAATGGCGCTGGGACAGCAAGAAGCGACAGCGCTCACTGACCGACGGCGAGTACAGTGCGTACCTACGCCAGTGGGTCAGCGACCTGGGTATTCAGCCTAAGTGGTGGGTAGTTGACCGGAGCGCAAAGTCGTTCAAGACACAGTTGTTCCGGGATGGCGTATTGCCGACATCGTCCTTGCCGGACGTCATGGACGGTATTCGCCTACTTGCTACGTTGATGGCAGAGGGTCGCATTAAATTCCATGCCTCATGTGTCGGTTTTCTCAATGAAGTAGTCGGGTACTCATGGGATGAAAAGAAAGTCATCGATCGCGGTGAGGATGTTCCAATCAAGCTTGATGACCATTCGCTAGATGCGGCGCGCTACGCGGTGCACACGACACAGCAGCTATGGCGCCCGTACGTGAGAACAGCGGCGCTTATGGAAACATGGGATGAGTAACGAGAGGGAGCGGCAATGATCCATCCGACCGATATTGATCACAGGTTCAATTTCCATCCCGCTGGCACCGAAGAGAAGCAGAATGCGCACGGGTCCGTGCGGGAACAATGCAGGGAACTTGCGCACTTCCTGAACGAGAAGATTCCGGACGGCCGCGAGAAGTCCATTGTTATCACCAAGTTAGAAGAAGTGATGATGTGGGCAAATGCAGCGCTCGCGCGTGACAACAGGGTGCGCATTCACAGCCCCGGCAACTGAACGTATCGGGAGGTCGCGTAATGGCAATGCCCACCGAGGGTGCGTGGCCACCCGCACATGTTGCCCTTGCCTATGATGCGTACCGAGATTGGGATGCGTGGTACGTCGGCAACCCTGACCGACTGCGCGCTGTATACAACGGACGCGGCACAAGTGCATACAGTGTCCGGCCAAGCTTGCGAGCGCGCCCCGGTCAGTATGCGGGTGGGGTTGTTGGCGCCTTTTCGCGGTGGCTGTGGGGCGCACCCCCGCCCGTAGGACAGCGTGACGGACGTCTGCACGTGCCCTTGCCGGCGGACCTGTCGCGAACCGTTGCATCACTCCTGTTCGCCGAACCGCCCACTTTGACCGGGAGCACAACCCGGGTACAAGAGCGCCTAGAACAGCTCATGGACGATGGATTTGCACCAATGGTCGCGGGAGCGGCAGAGGTATGCAGCGCGCTAGGTGATGTGTACTTGCGCCCTATCGTGGACAGAGATGTCTACCCGGATCGAGCGTTTCTCGCTCCCGTGCACGCGGATGGCGCCATCCCCCGTCTTCGCTGGGGAAAGTTAACTGAGGTCACTTTTTTCACAGAGCAGTACGACGGGCACGGGAGGGAAGTGATACGCCTACTTGAGCACCATGAAGTAGGACGGATCACTTATGCGCTGTTCTCTGGTACCCCAGATTCGTTGGGGCGCCGCATCTCACTTTCCGACAATCCCATGGGCATGGACCTAGCAGAGAGCATTGACTCGGATGGGGGTCAGGATACTGGACTTAAGCGCCTTGATGTAGTGCGCGTCCCGAACGTGGGTACACAAAAGCTCTGGCGCAAGCAACCCCATCTAAAATACTTTGGCCACTCGGATTACGATGGCGCCGAGCAGTGGTTTGATGCACTTGACGAGACGTGGACTAGCTGGCTACGAGATCTACGACTTGCGCGCGCTCGCATTCTAGTTCCAGAGTACATGCTCACGAGTAATGGTCCGGGGCGCGGTGCGACGTTCGATGCCGATCGGGAAGTGTTCACGGCGCTGACTGCGGAACCAGCGGAAAGCGGCGGTGCGATTACGCTCGCGCAGTTCAGCATCAGGCACGCCGAGCATAAGGCTACTGCGGATGAGATTTTCGCAATGGTCATGCGCCATGCTGGACTATCTGCTCAGACCCTCGGCGAAGAGGGCGAAGTCGCCATGACTGCCACGGAGGCACAAGCGCGCGAGCGCTTGAGCTTTGTTACTCGCGACAGTGGCGCACAGGTGTGGAATCCGGAACTCGTTGAGGCCATCAGCATCCTACTTGAGGTTGAAGCGATCCAGTTTGGAGGTCCACCACCCGAGGACATCCAAATTGAGTTTGGTGACTCTGTTTCGGACGGGCCGGAAACAATCGCGCGAACTGTGCAAATGCTTGATGCGGCAGATGCGATCTCTCAGGACACCAAGATTCGCATGGTGCACCCGGATTGGGGGCAGAGTCGGATTGACCAAGAGATCGCACTCATGGACGGAGACAAGCGAAAGGCGGCAGCACTCATTGCTCCACCCCCGATGGAAGGTTCCCTGACGCAAGGGGACAATGAAACGGGAGATGAGTAATGACAATCGATCGCAGACTAGCGTTAGATCTAGCCAGTGAACTTGCGAATCTACATCGGACCGCAGAGCAAGAGCTAGTGCGCTTGACTGCACGCAGACTCACGGCCGGGTTCGGTACTCCGATGTGGGCAGTGCGCAAGTTGGCCGAGCTACGGGCATACGGTCGGCAGGTCTCTGACCTGCATGAACGCCTTGAGCGCGCCCGTACGGGCGTGGCCGCTCGGGCCCTAGCTAGGGCATGGGTCAGGGGCGGGGAGGCTGCCAGCGTTGAACTGAGAGGGCTAGGTGTGGAGGCTCAGCCGGTCAAGAACGCGCCTGCCGTGGCCACCATCACTCAGAGTCTCGTTACCCTCATGCAGGGTACGCGGTTGCCCGTTTTACGGTGGTCCCTGGACGCATACCGCACGGTGGTCGGCACATACGCTGCAACGACACTTCTAGGCGCGCTCACGCGCAGGCAAGCAAGCGAGCGCGCATGGAACAGGTTACTGGACCGGGGCGTCACTGGATTCCGTGACCGCGCGGGGCGCAATTGGTCACTGAGTGCTTACGTCGAAATGGCTACGCGAACAAGCATTGTGCAGGCCACAGTGGAAGCACACTCGGCTACCCTTGCTCAGAACGGTGTGGAGATTGTACAAGTCAGTGATACGCCACAAGAGTGCATCTTGTGTCGCCCGTGGGAAGGCCAACTACTGGCGCTTACGGGTCTGTCCGGTGCCCGCAAGGTGCGGATGGAGCACGCGACCGTTGACGGTGAGTATGTCAGTGTTCGCATTGCGGGGACCCTAACCGAAGCTATAGCGGCCGGACTACTACACCCCAACTGTGGGCACCGGGTAGTGGCCTATCTTCCTGGCGTCACCAAGCCACTGCATGATACGGCAAACCCAAAAGGGGATGCGGCACGCCAAGAACTGCGCAGACTAGAGCGCGGCGTGCGCAAGTGGAAGATGCGCGAAGCGGGTGCACTGACACCCGAAGCCAGCACAAGCGCAAAGAAGAAAGTACGGGAGTGGCAAAGCGCCATTGCCCTGCACACGGAGCGCACCGGACTACTGCGGCAGCGCCAACGTGAGCAATTGCCTAAGCGCGAGCGCGCTTAGGTTGCATAGAGAGGGGGCGTTATGCGTCCGCGTAGGACCTTCACTGGCCCAGTTCTTCGCTTCGGTCCCGCACTTAGGGATGCCCCGGGCGAGCCCGATAATGGCCCAACCGATCTGCCGAGCGACGACGAGGGCGTCGAAGATGTCGAAGATGTCGAAGGAAACGTAAAGTTCAAGGGCGAGTATGATCAGGCTCGCGCCGAGCGCGCGGTAAGTGCCGCACGCAAGGGCGAGCAACGTTCAAAGAAGGAAATCGCAAAGCTCAAGGAAAGCCTTGACAAGGCTAACAAGGAAAGTGCGGACTTTCGCGAGAAGCTAGCCATTGCGCTCGGCCTCAAGCTGGACCCGAGTCAGGATCCAACGAAGGTAGCTGAAGAGGCTACGGCCGCGCTCGCCGTGAAGGATGCGCGCATTGCACAGCTTATGCGTGACAACACCCTCACTATGGCAGCGCACAAGCACGGTGGAATTCTCGATGAACTTCGCGATTCCACGTCGTTCATGAAGAAGCTCGATGAGCTTGACATGGATGACGACGACTACGCCACTGAGGTTGACAAGATTGTCAAGCAGACAATCAGGGATAACCCGCGTTTCGCGAGCACCGACAGCAAGAGCACGAGCAAGCGGCGCATGGGGACTGACCACACGGGCGATAACCCCGGACGTAAGCGCAAGGGCCTAAGCGGAGCAATTAACGACGCGATTGGTACCTGAGCTAGCATCCAAAATTCATTCTGACTGAAAGGAGTGGGATGTGGCAATCACTCTCGCTCAAGCTCAGGTGAACACGCAGGATGATGTGGCCTTCGAAGTCATTGACACCCTGCGTCGTTATTCCTGGATCATGGACCGCATCGTCTTTGACGATGTAGTCAACCCAACCGGCGGCGCGAATCTCACTTACGGATATACGCGCCTCATTACTCCTCGCACTGCCGCGTTCCGTGCGCTGAACTCAGAGTACGTGCCCGGTCAGGCTAGTCGCCAGCGGTACACCGTTGACCTCAAGCCGCACGGTGGTGCGTTCACGATCGATCGCGTTCTCGCGAACCTCGGTCAGCAGCGCACGAACGAGATCACATTTCAAATGCAGCAACTCCTCACCGCTGTCAACCAGAAGTGGATTGAGGAACTTGTCAACGGCGATACAGCAGTCGACGCGAACGGGTTTGATGGTCTGAATAAGACTCTCACGGGCACGACCACCGAGTATGACCCCCTGGACTACGGAGTTACGGCCGGCTATCTTGACTGGCGTCAGGTGACCATCAACACTCAGGCGCTCGCGATTGCTGCGCTTGAGCACATTGATGGAATGCTTGCCAACGTAACTCCCTCCAAGGTTGGTGGTGGGGACCTGGGTGTGCAGGGCTCTTTGCCGCCGGGCGAAAGGGCGCTCATTGGTAACACCAAGATGATGACCCGTATTCGCTCGCTCGCCCGATGGGCCGGCAACTACACCATCACGCGCGACGACGTTGGTCGCCGGGTTGAGCAGTACAACGGGTGGACCCTGATTGACGCGGGCTACGGTATGCGTGGTGCCGATCCGATCGTTTCTATCTACTCGACGGACGCGGACGAGGCGGGTGGCGGTGGCACTATCACGGGCCTTACCGACCTGTATGCGGTGACGTTTGGCCTGGACGCGCTCCATGGCGCGAGCGTGGCCGGCAAGCCACTGACTGAGGTTTGGCTGCCCGACTTCTCAGTTTCGGGCGCGATCAAGACGGGCGAGGTCGAGTTTGGCCCGTCCGCGCTTGTCCTCAAGAACACGCTTTCGTGCGCGGTTCTGCGAAAGGTCAAGGTGCAGTGATGACCATTTACATCGTTCGCTCTCCTGAACCTGTCAGCGGCAAAGTGTGCGACGTCTCGTTCGATGTGGGTCGCGCAACCGTAAACAGCGAAACGCATCGAGCCGCGCTCGCGTACTTCCGTAAGGCGGGATACCAGGTAGAGCCTTCGCGCGACGCGGCCGAGAATCCGGAGCGCGCGACCGAGAGTCTCGACGGCGCTCAGGCTCTCGATCCGCCGGACGGGGACCCTTCCCCTCCCGCTAAGAAGTCCACTCCGGATAAGGCGCCGGACGGCAAGTCCACTACGACAAACGCAAAGGGGGTGACCAAGTGACGACACTCGGACTTGCTACCCGAAACCCGCGCGATATTCTGGGTTGGCTGGACGCACACGAGCCTACGAATCCGTCACTGTTTGTGCGGCGCAACCTTCCGCGTTCTCCGCTCGCTGACAGCGCAGGCGACACGAATCACGGGGCGCTCACCACTCAGGTGATGACCAATGTTGCGGTTCCGCTTGCTGAGGGTGACCTGATTACAAACATCAAGTTTGTTTCAGGAAACACTGCGGCGGACACGCCTACGAATTGGTGGGTCGCCCTGTATGACACTGCTGGTGTGAAAATGGCACAGAGCGCCGATCAGACCTCTACGGCGATTGCCGCCAAGACTGCGTTTGGCGCGGCGCTCGCTACCGCCCAGCGTATCACCAAGTCCGGTCTCTACCGTGTGGGATTGATGGTGAAGGCCACGGCCGTCCCGACCCTTCTCGGTGCGCTCGGTGCGCCGAGTATGACGACGGGGGAGCCCACGCTTGCGCAGTCGTCAGGGTCTTCCCTGACGGACACTGCGCCCGCCACGATTGCCACTCCTACGGCAAAGCTCTTTGTCCCGTACGTTGAACTGACGTAGGTTTACGAACCAACGTAGTTCGACCTGTGAGCGCGCGCCCACCCGGTTCACCTCTCGTCCGGGTGGGCGCGCCACAAGGGAGGCGCACATGCCCGCGTACGTGCCCGTTACCGTTACCGCGCCCGTAAATCCCTTGCTCCCGTTCGCGAGCGCACTTGAACTAGGGGACTTCCTGGGGTTCACGCCTGCAAATGCCGATCAGTTACTCAAGCGCGCTAGTAGGCGCATTAGGCGCGCGACTATGACTGCCGTTTATGAAGTGAACGCGCAGGGGCTCCCAACCAGTCCGGAGTGTGTCGCGGCGTTTCGTGAGGCTACGTGTGAAGAGATTGCCTCCATGCTAGAGGATGGAGACAAAAAGGGGAGCGGATCGTTATCCGTTGGCGCCGGATTCAGCATCGGGCGCCTTAAAGTGGACAAGCGCGACACTGGCGCTCACGGCATCGGAACATCCCGCACTGCACGGCTATCTGACAGTGCATGGCAAGTCTTATGGGATGCCGGCCTAACCGGACAGGAACCACAAGCACCATGACGTGGGACGACTTCATGGACTTGATACCTGAACCTGTTCCTGTGATCATTGAACCGTACCTAGGTGATTCTCCGAACGGGGCTATCTACGGGCAGCCGACCACGTACCCTAGGTGCTTTGTGGATGCAACACGCAAAGAGGCAGCACATAAGGATGGAGAGCTAGTTACTTCATCTACGTATGTGTGCGGTCCATTCACCATGGTCTGCCCCGTACGCTCGCGCGTAACAATCAACACGATTGAGTATGTGTGCAGCGAGGTGGAAACCCTAGATGCACATGGGCTAGACCTTCCTTCGCACGTAGAAGTGCAAATCAAGTAGAGAGAGGAAGTCGTGCCACTTTACATTCATAAGCACACGGCAGAGCGCAAGCGTACTGTCCCCGGAAGCTATGAGGACAAGCGGGTTGCCGTCGATCCGAATTGGGTCCGGCAGCCCGGAATGGCGCCCGTCGGGGCGGAGGATGACGCACCACAGGACAAGAAAATAGAAACCATCAATCTTCCCTCCGATGACAAGAGCAAGACAACCACGAAAGGCAAGGTTAAGTAATGGCACGTACCGCGCTCGCCACCCCAACGCGAGGCCTGGAGACCGGAGTGGACCTAGAGGCAGTTGACGCTGTCGCTAACCTGACGGACGGGAACTACGTCCCATGGCACGCAAACCTCATGCTCTGGGTTCTGAACGGTGATGACACGTCCCTCACGGTTACCGTGCCGACCCCTGGCACCGTTGGGCGTTCGGGGCTCGCCATTGGCGACGCGGCAACCACGGTGCCTGCGACAAAGCACAGGCTAATTGGTCCATTTGGGCCAGAGTTCCGCCAGTCGGACGGGAACCTGCATATCAACTACTCTGGCGCTGACGCGTCCGTGACGATTGTTGCGGTTGACGCGCGTCCGTGATGGGGGTGCCATATGGGGGTCCAGCTTAAGGTTACGCGTTTACGTATCCATGCCCGTATGGCACATGCGCGTGAGCGATCGGGCGCGATCAAGGGATTACGTAACGCTACCGAGCACTTACTAGCCCAGAGCACGCAGGTTGTTCCGTACGAGGAAGGCATCCTTTCCGCTACGGGCAAAGTGTCAGTGGAGACGCGCCTTGGTGCCGAATCGGCGGCAGTGTCCTACGACACGGTGTACGCACTACGTCAGCATGAAGAGGTGACTTGGCGCCACGATCCGGGACGCAAAGCTAAGTATCTACAGGACTCATACAATGAGAACCGACGGGCGATGGAGCGACTTATTGCCGCCGGTATCCGTAGAGCGCTGAGGGGGTAACGTGGCGCACATCTTGGATGGGCTTGCCGGATACCTCACCGGTCGAGGCGTCGGGATTTACACGCCCGATGAAGTTCAAAGTGCAGACTGGGGGATCTTCCTGGACTTTGAACCGTCTTCACCTGAGCGAACAATTACGCTCTTTAAGCGTCCGGGCGGTGAGTCATTCCCGGGACAGCCATGGGAAGAGTGCTTGATTGAGATTCGTGTCCGCGGAGATAGAAACGCGGACACGAGTCGCGCTAAGGCCATCGAGATATACAGCATGTTGAACGGGCTGAGTTACGTAGCCCTACCCGACTCAAACAACGAGGAAGGTGTCTGGCTATCGGACAGTCAATCCACTTCCGGCGGGGTAGTCCCGACCGGGACTGACGCGAACAACCTGCGCGCGCACAGCGTGTTCCTTCGCGTCTCCACCGAATACCCCACCGAGAACCGTCCGACAGTTTGAGGAGAAATAAACATGACCGTTCGACAGATCAACGCCCGTGATCTCATCATGGAGGTGAGTGATGGTGCCACATCCGCTACGTGGACCGGCATCGGTGGTCTTACGTCCGGGGCCGTGACCCTCAACGAGGGTGAGGAAATCGCAGACACCACCACGTTTGACAGTGAGGGTTACTACTCTCAGGAAAAGATGCAACTTGGCGCAAAGCTTGCCCTCGAAGGGAAGCTCTTGCAAGACCCGAGCACAGGCGTTCGCGACCCCGGTCAGGCACTTGTGGAAGTGCATCACGAGAAGCTTACCTACGACAGCGTGCAGCGGATCCGATTCCGTTACCCCGGTTCGACCACATGGAAGGTTTGGGACTGCACGATCTCCGTCGGGGAGCAGGGTGGCGAGACCAACGATAAGACTTCATGGGCTGCTGAGTTCACCCGATGTGGTGCACCTATGACGGCTAACGTCACCTGAGCCAAGCGCAATAAAATGAGAGGGAATGAACATGAGTGAGGCTGACAAGGTACAAGAGCTAGATGCTTCCTTCTATGAGCAAGCTGAGGGTGACCCAAAGGGCCAGGACTTTGATGCGTGGTGGGAAACCCGGAACGCTGACCGACCCTTTGCTACCATTCTGCAAACTCAGGTGCCGATCCCTGACCAGGTCCCGGCAGAAATGATGCTCCGCCCCGAAAAGCTTATGGGGATGACCGAGGATGATGCTCCCGAAATGGAACGTCTCCTCACTCAGTTGTTCGACATGTGCGGGACGAACGGCAAAGAGATTCTGCAAACCCTGTTCAGTCGCGGACTCGGATCAAGTCAGCTCATCGTTGTTTTCTCATGGGCATTCTTTAACGGTATGCGCCCGCCCGGTAAGCCACCCGTCAGCTTCGCGCGCGTAGCAAAGGTGGTCACCGAGCAACAGGGAAAAGCGCGTGGAGCAGACCAGAGGGCAGCACAGGAGAAGGTACAGAGAGCGCAGAGGGCGGTGCGTGGGCGGCAGCATGGCAAACGGTCCGCGAAAACTGGATAGTTATCCTTGGTGACCTTGTGCGCGAACAACGCTTAACGTGGGATGAGATCGCAGCCCTGGGACATCGTGATCTCGCTTGGCGAATCGGTGGCCTGTCCAGTGAAAGCGGATTTGCTTTGATCACGCAAGGGCAGCGCACAAATCTTGATGACCCGGAAGAAGCACAAGCGTTCATTGATCGGCACTTGTAGGGGGGGGTCCGGCATGGCGCTTGACGTTGGCACTCTGTTCGCAAAGCTAAAGCTCGACGACACGGATTTTCGCAAGGGACTTACCCGTATGCGCGGGGGTCTCGTTACGGCCGCGAAGACCATCGGGCGGGTCGGGAGCGCCGTAGGTAAAGCGTTTGCCCTAGGGCAAGCTATTCAGAGTATCGGTGGACTGATTGCTGTAGTCTCCCAGCTTTCGGGAATCATGGCAGCCCTGCCAGGAATCCTGGCCGTTGCGGCAGCCGCAAAGATCGGGCTAACGGTTGCGGCCGGCAATCTACAAAAGGCGCTCACTGGGGACAAGGAAGCCCTAGAGGCGTTAAGTCCAGCCGCTCGCCAACTTTATGAAGAAGCGGAAGGGGTCAAAAAGCAATTTGAGGCTGTGCGTGCATCGTCCGAAAAGGTGTTTGCGGGCGCCATGCTGGGGCAGATTAAGGCGCTCAGTGGAACGTACATGCCGGCCCTTAAGGCTGGACTCACCGGAATTGCGGGTGCATGGGGGCAGGCGTTCGCTGGAGCGGCGCAGGTGGCGCGAACGCCAGGGGTGGTCAAAGGCATCACTCAAGCGCTAGGAAGCGCCAGGGTGGCTGTCGGCAACCTAGGCGGAGCGCTACCTGCGCTTGTCCAGGGACTCGGCGCGAGTATCGGAGTGGGCGCCCCGCTCGCCGGGCGTCTGAGTGCGGCAATCGCTAGCGTGGCCGCGAGGTTTGGCGAGTGGCTCAAGCAGAGCGCCGAGTCTGGCGCTCTGAACGCCATGATACGAACGGCCATTGGAACTTTCAAGCAACTTGGCGCAATCCTTGCCCAAGTGTTTGGCATCATTAACTCTGTATTTGGTGCTATGCAGGCCAATGGTGCCGGATTCCTGAACATCCTTGAAAGTGCACTAGCTAGCATCAATCAGTTCTTCAAGAGCACCGAAGGTGCTGCGGCGCTCAAGGCATTGTTTAGTGCCATCGGGTTGACCATCAAGGCAATAGCACCCGCATTTGGTCCCATCCTGTCCGTGCTCGGCTCCATTGTGAGAGCGGTTGCCCCACTACTTCCGGTACTCGGCAGGCTCGTTGCCGTGGTGGCAAAAGGGCTAGTGGGCGCCATCGAGGCACTTGCCCCTGCGCGGACTGCAATCATCAACGCGCTAGGACTGGTTCTTACTCCAATCATCAACGCGCTCGTTCCAATTCTCGCCTCACTCGCTCCGGTAATTGGAGCAGTAGGCAAGCTCATTGCAACGATCCTGTTGACGGCAATTCGTGCGCTCGCGCCGATCTTTGAGAAGTTACTGCCGGTAATTGCCCAACTTGCTTCTGAGCTATTCCCGCAACTGATCCCGGTCATCGACGCACTCGGCGAAGTTGTACTAGCCCTACTCCCCGCACTACTCCCGCTCATCGACCTATTGGTCAAGATCGCAGTTCCGGTCGTAAAGTTGTCAGCTCACTTGACAACCCTGTTGATTCCGGTCCTCAAGTTCTTGATCATTTGGATTGCGCGCATTATCGGATGGATTGCGCAGGCAATCGGATGGTTCGTCAAGTTCCTGGGTTCTGCTAAGACTTGGAAGTCTCTCGGTAAATTCTTCCAAGACCTATGGAGCAAGATTGTTGGCGCGTTTAAGGATGCCGGCAACTGGATCAAGGAAACTTGGAACAGCCTAATCGGATGGTTCAAGTCTGTCCCGGGCAAGCTCAAGCAACTTGGCGTAGATATTGTTAATGGACTTGTCAACGGCATCAAGTCTATGGCAAGTGCCGTACGGGATGCCGCGAAGTCGCTGGTTGACAACATCCCTGATGCGATTAAGAAAGTCATGGGCATTGCGTCACCGGCAAAGGTGACGCAAAGACTCGGAGAGTATATCGCGTTTGGCCTCGTGAAGGGCCTTGCCGGTACCGCCAAGCAAGTTGCGAGTGCCGCAGTCAAGCTCTCTAAGCTAATCCGGGAAATGTTCTCTGGCGCAACAGAAAAGCGCTTGCTCGGAAACCTGACTACGGCAACGCGGCGCATGGCTACGCTTGCTAAACAGGAGGTAATCACACAGCAACGGCTCAAGACTGCTACGGCAGCACTTAAGGCCTTGCAAAGTAACGCAGCGAAGACAGCGCAAGAGACTGCCGGCAAGGTTCTCGACGCGTTTAAGTTGGTGGACGATGGTAACGGGATCGACTTTGAGTCCATCAAGTATCGACTTGCGGACGCGCTCGGCATAGCAAAGCAGTTTGCCGTGAACGTGACGAACCTTGCAAAGCGTGGGGTTGCAAAAGATCTACTCGCACAACTTGCTGCGGCCGGTCCACAGGCTGCGGGCGCCACGGCGGACAGCATGGCGAAGATGTCAGATGCTCAGCTTAAGGAACTGAGCAAGATGTCCGATCAGCTCAACGCGCAAGCAAACAAGACGGGTGCGGTTGTCAGTAACGCACTCTACGGTGCCGGTATTCGCGCGGCGCAAGGGCTCGTCAAGGGTCTGCAATCACAGATGAACGCCATCAATCGAATGATGATGACTATCGCGCGCGCCATGCAGGCTACGTTACGCAAGGCGCTCGCCATCCGGTCACCATCACGCAAGCTTGCATACCTTGGCGCAATGAGTATGCGCGGATTCGTGAAGGGGTTCATGGACAATGCCATGCGCGCGCGTACGGCGCTCACTCGCTCGATTGCCCGTCCGGCATTGCTGGCCGGTCAGCGAGCGCAGGGAACTGGCCTAAGCTCCGGTCAGGTAATGGGTATGTTCAGCTCCGCGCTGGCGGGCGTTCAAGGGGCCGGTGCCGTGACGTTGAACGCGCAACGCCCGTGGTCCCCTGCCCAGTATGACGCGTGGGACCGGCGCAGGCAGATCGGTTTGCGTGGGGGGAGGGCTGCCTAATGCCCGTGTGGTCGGGAATAGATGGAGCGCCGCAGCCGGTAATTCCTGTCGGCCCGGATGATCTTACGGTCCCACCCGTAGACGGCAGTCCAATCTCCATTAGTCCTCTTGAGCGATACGCAGTATGGTATGCGCCTGACGGGACAGAGGTACCACTCACGACGCGCAGCAATGGCTATTGGTTAATGCGAGGCGTTGCGGGTGTCGGTGTAGCACCAACGAATCTAGTGACGCGCGGAAGCTCCATTTCTGGCGTTGACGTTGACGGGGTGCGGAGTGAGGGAAGTCTTATTACTCTCCCGCTCCGCATCTCCGCATCTTCCATGATTCAGTTCCGTGACCGGCGCAGATACATCACGGATAAGTTTGCACAGACAAGTGACATGGGTCCCGGACGCCTGCGCATTGGATGGGCTGACGGAGATTGGCGCGAAGTGTACGCCTATTATCAGGATGGGCTAGGCCCGGGTGAAGGTGGACGCGCAGACACGCCAGTCATTACACTGCTCTGTGAGCGTGGAGTATGGCTAGGTCCAGAGAAGTCCGTCCCATTCAAGTACAGTGGTTCAACTGCGAATTTCTACGATCCGCTGCTCTCAACCCGTCCGGCTAACACGCTCGGCAATGCAAGTCTTACAAACGTGGGAGATCTGCCCGCCTATCCGACTGTTGTCATTACGGGGCCAACTTCACTGGCGGTGGCCACCAACGCTACAACGGGCGAAAGCTTCACCATTGATCCCGATTGGGATGGTCACGGCGACTTGCTGCTAGGCGAGAGTATTACCGTTGATACGGACCCTGCACGCGTACGTGGGCCGAGTGACGAGATCTGGACTGGCGCGGTGAACTTTCCGGACGGACGACTTTGGAAGCTCGCGAAGGGCACGAATAATCTTGTGTTGTCGTTCGCAGACGCGGCATCAGGCACATCGATTACTGTCCGTTACCGTCCTCGGTACCGTACATACTAGATCATCAATTTAGGGTACCCTTAGTGTGCAGGGTGTGCAGGGGTATTTGATTACCATGCGAGAGTTCAAATATTTGGTTAAACACAGACCCCTGCACACCCTGCACACTAAGGGTACCCTAATATAGAGTTTTCGCAGGCCAGAGGGGTGTGCGCCCTGTGCAGGCTCAGACCCGAAAACCATTCGCTTATTGCTGGTAGCCAGGTGGTCCCTGCGGCCCGCACACCCCTGCACGCTCGGCAGGCCGGCAACGGAGAGTGATCCATGTCCCGTGATGACCTACAGCTCTACGTGACCGATCGTGACCTGAAACCCGTCAGTGACGCCATTCCGTGGGTCACTTTGAACGTAGAAGCGCGATACCGCGAACCCGGGGCCGGAATACTCACGGCGCGTGCAACCGATCCAATGCTCAACGCTCTCGCCCCAGGAAATCGAATCGCATTCTATCGCAACGGTGTAGACTTCCTGTCTGGCCCGATTGAGAAACCGGGGATTCACGTATGGAGTGCGGATGATGATGCCTCCGGCCCCGGAACGCTCACAATCCAGTGGACCGATGACCTCGCCCTGATTGCCGGACGCAAGACCTATCCGGTCTACAATCAACCGGCAACCAATCAAGTTGCGAGCGCCCGCTACGCGGATACTGACTTGGCGGGAACACTCATCACCGAGCTAGTAGACAGGAATGCCGGACCCAACGCGCACGCAGGGCCACCGATTGACCGACGCGTCCCACACCTACAGATCGGAACCGGCGCGGGACTTGGAAGCTCAATCACGGTGTCCACTCGCTTTGAGTCCCTTCTAGATGTATGCCGGACGCTCGCAGACCTGTCCACCACGGAGCTAGGCTTTCGCACCCGTGTTGATGGGGGGGCGGTCTACTTTGACGTTTATGTGCCCCAGGATAGGCCGGGGGTCATTTTCTCGCGCGGCTTGCGTAACCTCACGGGTTTCTCCTATGAACCTGAGGCACCGAAGGTTACGGCGGCTATCGTTGGCGGGGCAGGGTCCGGCGCATCACGCAGTACCCGCCTACGGCAGGATGCTACGGCGGTCAGCGATTGGTGGCTGATGGAGGACTTTGTAAACCAAAGTGACACAAGCAACATAACTGAGCTGGATCAAGCAGGGGACGCGGCGCTCGCGGAAGGCTCAGAAACAGCGGCCGTATCGTTCACGACCATAGAGTCTGCGGATTATCGGTATGGAACCGCGTTCAATCTCGGCGACAAAGTGTACGTTTCTCCGCGGGATGGATTGCGGATTGCAGACGTTGTGCGTGCCGCAGTATTCCAAGCGGACATTAACGAAGGCACGCAGGTAACAAATATCCTCGTTGGTAACGAGCAGGCGTCCAATGACCCAACATGGGTGAAGGCAGTCCGTGCGCTCTCGCGCCGGACCGGCAAGCTAGAGACAACTTAGGGAGGGTTGATACATGGTTGAATCTTCGTGGCCCGGCGCATCACCTGCGGCCGTAACGGAGCGCGGGTATGAGGACTTGCTACACCCTCTTTCGCCCGACGCGCTCATTGGTGTCCCAACAGATGCATCACTGATCTACGCGACAGGCTCAAGTGGGCTCAAGGTTCACGTCCGCGCAGAGCGCTTTGCGCACAGCAGAGGAGTTGCATACTACTCGGGAAGCGCGGACGTAGACGTAACCGTTACGTCTAATTCGTCTGGTAGTACCCGCATCGATCTCGTTGTCCTGCGGTACACACGCGCAACGCGACAACTGCGCGCCGCTGTGATCGCCGGTACGCCGGGCGCAGGGGTTGCCCCCGCACCTATCCGCAATGCAACTACGGACACGGGCGCATGGGACTTGCCTGTCGCAACCGTATCCGTCCCGAATGGCGCCACGAACATCTTGCCGGCCGCAGTGACAGACATTGCATGGTACCTAGGTGATGACGGGTCGACACTTCTCGCGAAGGACTCCACGCACTATCCCCCCCATGGCGTCGGAAACCGGATCTACGACACGACTCTAGGGCGAGTGTTCATTTCTACCGGAGTTGCGTGGGTGGTCGATTGGGAAGACTCGGGAGTCCTTAATCTTCCACTGGAAGCAGGCTGGACTGATGACGACTTCTCTGAGGCGTGGTACGAGAAAACGAACCGGCGCGTAACCGTTTGCATTGGAGCGAAGCGCACGGGTGGTACAATCCCCATCTCGGGCGGCACAGGGGGAGGCTTTACGTTCGCCGTGCTTCCGACGGGATTCCGGCCGCGCCGCCGCATTTACATTCAAGGGGTTATCAATAACGGCTCCGCAGTGCTCGGTAACGGGCAGCTTCATCCATACCCGACCATCATTGGTTCAATTTCTACGGGTGGCACCATTGCATTCTCGGAATTCGCCACCACTATACCGAACGGAAAATGGCTGTATGCAGGTTCGTACTCGTTCACGGCAGCGGGCTAGGGGGAAGCATGGCAACTGAACGACACATGTTCGGACTCACTGCCGCTGAGCTTGCGTATGCCACGCAGACCATTGGTGGGGTGGGCGATGTTATGTCCGCCGCTGGCGGACAGACAGTGAAGTGGTGGAACGCGGAGAACGGCGGGACACAGTACACCGACCTGGCGGGCGACCGTGACGGCAGTACCCCAGCAACGGAATCCGCCACCGCCCCGACCGGCGGACCGAGAGCGACGGGGATTTTCAATCCCATTTTCGGACCCGTCGGTATTTGGGCAATGTGGGCGGCAGTGGGGTCCGGTCCGCGCGTCCTTGTTCTGAGTTCCGATGTAGCGTCACGCATGGGGCCGGCGGTCGATGGTCTCGTGGACACGGTTTCCACTCACGTGAACACGGAAGGCAATCCACATGACACCAATCTTGATGATTTAACAGACGTAAGTGCGGGCACGGTTGATGAGGGCTATCAACTGTTCTACCGCACTTCGTCTGGATCGTGGGTTGCGGAAGCCCCGCCCGGTGGTGGCGATATTCGTTCGATCTTCGTTCAGGTCACGGCGGACGGGATTACCGACCAGAGTGGCACGATCCAAGGCATCCTTAACGCTTTAGCGTCAAGCACTCAACCGCTTCACCTGATCATCGAGGGTGCGAGCAAGGGCACAATTTATTTGAACGGCGCGGTGCGCATCACCACATCAAACACGAAGGTTACTTTTGCGGCGCCCGTGAAGCTGGGCACCGGGGCGGATCCAGATGGGTTCGGATGTTTGTCCATCCTCGGGACTGCTTTCGCACAGACCACTATCAGTAGTGGCGCGACGCGCGGAAGCTCGAAGGTGGTCGTCGCGAGCACAACCGGTCTCACATCGAAGATGCTTCTTCGCATCTACGATGATGACACCACGGGTGGCGCGAGCGCTGGACACAAATCTGAGATGGCGGAAATCGTAGACATCAGTGGCACTACGGTCTACCTTGACCACCCGCTACACCACACGTATAGTGGAACTATTTCGGTATCTCGAATCACCCCCGTGATTAACTCTGGGTTTGATGGGGTTCAGGCAACCTTTAGCGGACAGCAAGCCGCAGGCTTTGTGTTCCCTGCCAAGATGCAATACGTTTCTCGTTGCTTCTTCCGCAACATGCACTTTCAGGGGGACCCTAATAATTCATGGTCCCGCGAGTGCTTTAACATTCGATGGTCATATCGGTGCCTGCTTGACAACTGCGGGGCGTCGTTCGGGTGGAACTACACTGTTGGCACGACGTATGACTACGGATTCACTGCGGATGGGGCAACCGGGTGCCACTACCGCTCGTGCTACTCGATGAATGTGCGTCATGGGTTCAGTTCAGACAAGGGTGCCGCAGGAATCATCTACACCCAATGCACTGTTGAGAACGCAACCGCCAGCGCATTTGATCTGCACGGTGGATGGGTCCGTGACATCATTTACGATGGGTGCATGGCGACCGCGTCTGACACGCGGAATGCGTCTGATCAGACAAAGGCCGGTTTCCTGGCCGGCAACACCACGTTTACGAACGGTGCGCAGTACATTACCTATGTGGGCTGCGTTGCGCGGAATTACAGCTCTTACACCCCGAACGGTGGCAGCGCCAATAGTGGCGAGGGTGCCGGATTCCAAGTGGTTGATGGGTGCTCCAACATCAGCATTCAGGCTTGCCGCGTAGTTGATTCCATGTTTGGCGTGAAGGTGTTGAGCCAAGTTGGCCAGCCAATCACGAACGTAACCATCATGGGATGCGAGTTCAACGGTATTGCCCCGGGGCTAGGCACGGCAGCGCTTCCGCTCTGGGTTACGGCAGGCGTTGCCCCGAACGATGTGGACGGATTCGTATTCGTAAACAACGTGTTCACTAACTGTGCCAGTATGGCGAGCGCTCGCATCTACGGGAATAGCGGTAACACGCTCGCAAACGTTGTCATCATGAACAACGTATGGCGCGGTCCAGGTGTGTCCGGGGTCTATGCAATCGACATCCGGTACGTGGACTCTCCGATCATCGCGCAGAACACGTTCTATAAGGCGCGGCGCGGTATCCAGATGCGGGGATGTGCTAACGCAAAGGTCACGCGTAATATCTTCGATACCCTGGCAGATGGAACGGACGCTTCTCGTCTGATTTTTGATGACCACCAGAGTGGAACAGCGTACAGTACAAATCTCCTGTTCCGCGACAACTCTATCCTCGGGACTACGCCAACCGGATGGGGCGATGGAACCCGGGACATTGGGTCCACTGGCGCGAACGTAGACGTAATGGTCGCACAGCGCGTTTTCACCACGGCGGGCCGACCTAGCGCGAGCGTCATGCGTGCGGGCGCCATGTACTATGACACAACCCTAAGTAAGCCTGCGTGGTCCGACGGAACGAACTGGAAGGACGCGGCAGGAACGAACGTCTAGCAATCAGCACAGAGAGGGAATCGCGTGACTATCTTTGGATGGGACGCGAGTAATCACGACTGGGGGCGCGGCGACGTTGATGTTGCCGCCGCGCGCTCGGCCGGAATCTCGTTCATGACCCATAAGATCGGCGAGGGTGGGGGATACGTAGATCCGCGCTTTAGTCAGTTCTATGGGCGCGCGAAAGTCGCAGGAATTCCCCTGCTTGGCGCATACTACGTTAACCACCCCGGCAATCAGACCATGCAGGCTGATCACTTCCTGTCGTTGCTGGATCGACAGGCACCCGGATGGCGCAACGGGCCGTTCATCTTACAGGTGGACGCGGAAAAGTTTGAATACATGCAGCGAGCGCCGAACCTTGCCGAAATCAAGGCGTTCGTGGCAAGGCTTAAGGAAAGGGCCCCAAATTACACCCCCGTAGTGTACGCACCGAAGTGGCTCTACGGTGACAAGCTCAAGGGATTGGGCTCGCCGCTGTGGTCATCGCACTACGGAAACAATCCGGTATCCCCATTCAAGAACGTCTACCCGGGTGATAACGGAGCGGGATGGGGAACGTACTCGGGTGTTATTCCTGCGATCTGGCAGTACGGTAGCCGACTGGTAATTGGCAAGCAGCACGCATGTGACGCAAACGCCTTCCGGGGCTCGCTAACTGACTTGATAAAACTCGTCCACAAAGGAGCGCGCGACGTGGAACTAACTGACAGAATCAGGCTTGTTACGGGCAAGGGGGTGGACTACAGCGACGACGACATCTCTGTGCAGGGTGTCCTTGCCTCTACCAATTACTACGTTCTCAAGCGGGCACAGGAGCACGCAGCTTCGTTCGCTGAACTCAAGGCGCAGAACGCTGCGATTCTTGCGGCGGTCACAGACGATGCCGATCGAGACTCGATCCTGTCCGCCATTGCCGAGGCTAGCCGACAGGCAAGCGAACGCGACGCCACGATTCTCGACCTGATCCGTAAGGGCACGACGGGCGAGGTTGCGGCGCACCGTGCGCTTGAGCTGATCAGGGATGCGCTCGGCGTTGCCGACGCACCGAATAATGATGATGTCTCCGTGTCCAGTGATGGAACCGGGGACAGCACTGACCGGTGAGCGCGACTCCATTTTGGGTTCAGTGGGCGCTCTGGACCGGGGGCGTGCTAGGTGCTCTCTATGCTGTGGCGAGAGGGTTGCGTTGGATGTTCCGAACCATGCGCAAGTTAAATCAATTACTTGACCAGTGCCTAGGTTCGGGTGAGGGTGCGAATAGGCGCCCTGGCATTATCGAGCGATTGGCAATCAATGAAGGTGGAATAGCTCAAACACACAAGGACATTGTGCTCCTACAGAGTGATGTCCTGGCCATGCGACGCGAGCTAATGGAAATGGAGAGAAAACCCCATGAAGAACATCCTAGGGCGTGAGCCCGCGCTCTGGATTGCGCTTATCGCGGGGATCGTGGCCGCCCTGGTCGGATTCCGGATTCCTGGCCTGAGTGCCGGTCAGGGGTCCGCCGTGGTCGCATTCATTGGAGCGTGCCTGATTGCATACGCGACACGACCGGCGACCCCAGCAATCTTCACGGCAATCGTGACGGCAGCCGTTGCGCTCACGGCCCAGTATGGCCTTGAATTGAGCGAGGAGCTGACCTCAAGCCTTACGGGGTTGGTTCTGGTCGTCTTCGCATTCGTGACGCGCGGGCAGGTGATTCCAAAGGCGGGTGCTTCCGCTCCGCTGCCCGCGCTCATTGCGCAGGTAGATCCATGGCCGGACGCCGAGAAGAGCAGTGCGCGGCGCGCCTGAGCAGTGCGCGGCACGCCTGAGCAGTGCAGCGGCCCGCCCGGGCGTGCCGCGCAGGCCTGTCCGTGGCGGGGGCGATCGGGTACGCTAGGGGTGGCTGCTTTCGTCAGGCACCAAGCAAAAACGGGCCGTAGGGGTAGTTCGCTCTCCCCCTACGGCCCGTTTTTGCACGCCGTGCGTGGTTACTCACAGCGCACGATGTGCAACCGTCCGCAACCACGAAGCAGCGCCCGTGCTACCCCGACCACGCCGAGGACGCCAAGGAACCCGCTCAGGCCAAAGCTCAGCGCCGCAGACACCATAGCCATGAGAACGTACCCCGCGAACGCCGTTAGGCCGGCAGCGGCCACTACGGCGGCCCCGACCCAAGGGAGCGCTTGCCGAAAAGGTGAATGATACGGCTTAAGTCGGACATACGCGACAGCAAGCTTGCGCCCGTACTCGCGAGTGCCAAACCTGCGAACGTCCATGACTTCGCCACGGCGTTCCCATTTCTTCACTTCATGCATTGTAGTATGGTATGGCCCAACTGCAATCTCAGGCCAACCCATCCGCCCGTCTTTGAGCTGAACGGGAATCGGGTGCGCTGCGGTGTGGCGCGCTAGGTGCTGCGACATCAGAACATCATCCTTATCCGGTAAACATGTCCAGTCTTCTTTACGATCCAAGGACCAATACACGGGAGAATGCTAGCCCCGACCGCTGTCCGATAGATGGTCCAGAATCGGCCCGCGTTCACCATTCGATCATCGCGGGACGGGATTTCGTACAGTGAAGGCATTAGCATTGTCCGCGCTCCGCCAGTCTGAGTGTTCGTTAACACCAGTCTGTCACGGTGTCCGTACTCCTCAACTGCCTCAAACTCGAGCAGTGCCTCAAATGGGCGAATTGGACGCCAGTCGATAGGCCATCCACCCTCGGTTGTCCGATTCGGCCGCACGGACTCAAGTGACGAGTCCCCGAACCATGGAGCATGCCCCTTCATACTTCCTCGCTCTCGTTAAAATGTCTTCTCGATGAGACCAGATAGCAGGCCAACGACGAACGCAGAATAAAGAATGACTTTCCATCCCTTCACGTGCGGAGTGACGTACTTGCCCGTGTCTCGCTGGGCTCGTTGCTTATTGGCGACCCATGGCGGAATTGCACGAACGTTGCGTCGGTTGTGCTGAACGTTATAGACGGGGCGAAGTAACTTGATGAGAGCCCACTCTGCCACATTGAGCACAAACTGAGGGCAGAGCTGCATGTGGAACAACACGCGCCGAGACGCGATCAGGTCTGCCCAATTCTGAGACTCTCTGTGCTGCGCATCCCGCAAGTCCGGTGACCCCGTTTGCCCAACGTAACCCCACCGAGTGGGGAACCCCCTGCCCGATGGGCGCCGGACACGGTACGCGTAAACTTCTCCGTAGCCGATCCCGAGCTTGAACCCCAGGACATAGCGATTGCGTCCGTACCGTGGCCGGCGCCTCACTTAAAACAATTCCATCTGCTCATCGTCCGGATTGTGAACCTTGATCGTTTCCTTGTTCGGCTTGCGGTAAGAATATTTGCGCACGGTCGCTATCGCTTCCGCTGGAACATGCTTCGCTTGCCCGGAACATGCGCGCCGCGCCGCTACACCCGCGAGCGCGGCTGCTGCGAGCGCAACCCTGTGCGCTTCCTCGGGTGTCATTTCCCCAACGATCGCACGGAGTCCAGCATCATTGCCCTTGAGTGCGGCAGCAAGTCCGTCCATCGGAAGATTCTTGCTCCATTGGTCCCACCGTGCCACTTGCTCAGCCCTGGACCCGACCGCGTACCCTTCATGTTCCATGTGCACCCTCCCCCGGACTGCGAACCAGTGCGCCCTGCGGCGCCACCTGACCTAGTATCGCACACGAGAGTGCAACTTTCAGCAGTTGCGCTGGACTAAGTTTCCGCAGATGAACCTGCGCCATGCGGGGCAGCCCGGACAGGATTGCCCCGACTGCTTCCGCAACCACAGATGCAACATAGATGTTGTCCTCGATCTCCGTCCGAGGGCGTTCGGCCTCCCGTGCACGCAGGGCCGCAAACACATCCGAATGCTCACTGCCCACTGGACACACCCTTGGCCGACGCGACAGCGTGGTGATCCAGGGAGTTTGCACGTTCCTCTAGGGCGCTCACGTGGTGGTGCAACTTCTTTACTTCTTTGTCGTCAGGGTCCGTGCCCTGATTCCGGGCGCCACCTGCGACCACAATCAGAGCAACTCCAATCAGGCCAACGGCTGCCACTCGAAAAGTCGACTGGCCAGCGTACGCTAACCAAACCGCCCCGCCGGCCGCGAGTCCCCCAACAGTACAATCGGTCACGCAACCCATGACCATCCGGGTGCGCATCAGGCTTGCGCGGTTCGACTCCCTCATGTGCTCCACGGAAACACCAATCATTCACTTCCCCCCCTTCTGTGGTCACGCCATGCGGCGTGAGCCACCCCCCCGAGACCAACGACTGCTAGCGCAATTCCAACCCACATTACGCGCCACATTTGCGCGCGGTTCTCAAGCAAGAACACAAGAAGTTCCGCGAGCGCAACGCGCCCCGCCTCGCTGATCTCCATCGACCCTCCCTAAGTTCTTAGTAAAAACTTGGTACCCCCAGCGTAGCACTGGGGGTACCAAGAATCAATCTGGTCTACCTTATGGGCCAATCCTGTTTACTGCTTCCGGTCACGCGCCCGCTCGATAGCCGCACGGGCTGCGGCGCGCTTGTTCCACCACTCTCGCACCATGTCAGGATCGTACTCGTTGGCGTTCCGGGCGCCGGTCCCAACGGGGCGGGGGAACGAGTGATCTCGCTTGCTCCCATTCCTCAGGACGTCTAGCGTGCATTCTTCCCGGTCAATGTACTCGACCAGGGCCGACAGGGGCATTCCGCGGCGCTCCATAAGCACAGTCCCTGATGTCACATGACTTGACCCAACTGCCTCACCCGCCCCCTGGCCGGCAGAAACACCTAGGTCGCGACCTAGGTCAACCCGCACGGGTTCCCACCCGGAAATGTAGGGACTAGGGGGATTGGTGAACCCACTCCTGGCGAATTCCTGCGCCTCATGATCCTCCACCTTTGGGCAATGGAACAGAGTGGCCGTACCGCCCGACACCGAATACCACTGCCCCAGGACTACGGGTTTTTTGGGGGCGGGGCGAATGTCCGGACAGAGCATCTGCCAAGTCTGCGGAGAGTACCGAGAAAGCAGTTTCAGGGCAAAACTCTCTCGAATGTCCCCACCCCCGACGGCGGCAGCGGAGAACCGCTGAGCAATATAGAACGCGTGCAATTTCACCTGGCGCCCCATGTTGACGCACGACTCCGCTCCCGCAATAGCAGGACTGCGCTTAGGCATCGTTGCCCACGTCTCGGGATCGTTGATCTTTGTAACTGCGCGAAGTTCATCCCAATAGCCCTTGAGCAACGGAACGGTAGTATTCATCTCCTCAAACAGGATCATCACGCGCGGGCGCAATAGTTCACTGCCCCTCAGTCCGCGCGCTTCCTTCTTCCGCCGGTCGCATTCCTCACCGAGAGCCACAAGGGCATCGTGAATCTCACTGAGATCACGCATGATGGCTACGCCAGGCAAACCCTCGGCCCACTCATGGCTGATCTCCTTGAAATCAAGAATGATTACATAGCCACCACGCGCCAGCCACTGCATTACCAGTAGCCGCGCAAGAGTAGATTTCCCTGCCCCAGAGCCAGCCGACAGACCAATGTGCGGAGACTCTGCCTCTAAGTCCAGAGTCAAGGGTTCGGCGCCCGCCGCAAGTCCAGCAAGCAACTTATTGGGCGGAAGACTGTTCGCGATACGGACAACTTCCTCAAACGAGATATTCCCCGGCGGAACGGGGCGAGGACCAATCTCCGCATACGGCTTATCCGTATCAAGAGTCCACGTCACGGCCGGATCGGACATCCCCAGGCGTGCGCCGACCGCCCTCGCCAGCCGTTTCTTTACTCCATCATCCGGAACGAAAGCCAGGGGCAAGTTAACTCGCACCTTACGCCCGTCAGGATTCATGTAGTCGCGCGGCACGCTCACAAGCCGATGGGCACGCCGCTTGTCGTATTGCAGGTCCAGCACGCTCGCAACGGCCATGGCGCACGGGCGAACACGGATGTTGTACCAACCGCGCCGACCATCAACCCGAAACTTAGACCATCCTTCATATTGCAAACGCTTGCGCTCAAACGCCAGAACGGGGTAAATCAACGTGGCCCCGGTCCACCGAACCAAGCGAAATGCGCCACAGGCGCTCGCGGGACCGAGTCCCCAGAGCGCGTGTGACAACAGAACGGCGCTCACCGACATGCCAAACTGCGCACCGAGCACAAGAAACGCCGACATGCCGACCAGGTACACCGCAATGAACCGCCACGCCGCGCGCTGCCATCCGGCCATCATTGCCCATGGCGACGCCCAGTTGCTCGGATCAAGCGAGCGCGTTGCCCGCTTATGGAAAATTGCATTGGTTCGCCTACGTCCGTCAAGAGGCTGCCCCGTGACGAAACGCCACGCTAGAACAGCGGCTCGACGTTTCAGAGATCGGCGCGCAACTGCCGCACTCATTTCGTAACCTGCCTTTTTCGAAGACGCTCAATCGTTTTGTAGGAACAACCAACTTCTTGACCAATGCTCTCGTCAGACATGTCTGTTGTGGACAGCAGGGCAATGGCGCGCCCCCTGTCCCACGCCAGTGCCCGTGTCCGACGGACAGGCTTGGCGATGATGACCACAGGGATGCTGTCCACGTCCAGCTGTCCGGTGTCCAGCTGTCCGGTGTCCAGCTGTCCGGTGTCCAGCTGTCCGGTGTCCAGCTGTCCGGTGTCCAGC